AAGTGAGCTTTTCTCTGACGTTCAGACGCTTGCCAATGTCGATGATGGTTTCAATCTTCAGCACTTTGCCCTCCCAAATCAGCCGCGAGGAACCATCTGCACGCCACGCCCGAACAAGAGCCCAGAAGTGATCCCGCTGCGTGTCGACTGTCATGAATCGCAACACCTCGGAGTCGATGGACTCTCCGTTTGCGTAATCCGTCCGCGAGTAATCAGCAGCGACCAGCGCAACCTCGGGAGCGTCGACAAGCGCTTTCCACATTTGCGCTCCGCGTTTTTGTGTGAATTGTTTCAGTTCGTTGAACTCGCCTTTGCGCTTTGCCTCGTTCGCGATAATCCACTCCCGCACAAGGTCGGCCCAGTCGATCCACCAAATCGCCCAGACCGGATAGTGGAACGTGACGTTGCCTCGAATGGTGTTGCCTTCCTCGACTCGGAAGTTAAGCGAGAGGTTCTCGACAAGGAAACGAAGCGAATGAAAATGCGTTGGGTGCGGATTGGCAGCAGACAGAACCACCTTTGGGACTGCGAGGCAATGCAGGTTGCGGCGGCAACGATGATGCGAGTTTTAAGAGATGAACCGCAGACGGTAGGGGTTGACACCCCTGCCGATAAGTTATGAGCCTCCCTTTCCCTCAACTGCTTCGTGTGTTCATGCAGTGCGACCTCGGGCGGCTCCGCGCAATGGTTGACGGCGCGTTCGAGATCGTCTCAAACACTGATGGCGTTATCATTTCCAGTTCGGTCAACGGTTCCTCGTTTCAACTGGATTTTCAGAACACAAAGCTTTCTCCCACCGAAGTTTTGACGCTAGCTCAGATGGCTATTGACGCCAAGGTGCGCGGCTTTCAGCGCCCCATCACTCGCACGGTGGCACTCTTCAATTAGCTATGCTTTCCAAGCTCATATCCGTTTTCAGAAAGCCTAAGGTGCAGGGGATGCTTGGAAGCATCCAGTCGCAAAGGCTGATTCAGTCAGGCTGGAGCGGACTGCGTCCATATTGGCACGTCCACACGGGGCCGATCACAAAAGAGGTTGGAGTTGGAGAGTGGCAACGGATTGTTTCCGCTTCCAATAAAGTGTACTGGAATTTCGGGCCCATCGCCGGAGCCATCGAAGAAAAGGCGATGTATACGGTCGGCAAATCGTGGCAGCCTCGGCACGTTGGAGGCAACGGAGACAAGCGTGTTCGTGAGTGGGGCGACAGGGTTGAAGAGTGGCTTGTAAACCAATTTTACCCAGTAGCTTATACGAATGGGATGGATTTCGTGACTGGGCTGTATCTCGACAGCGTTTCAATCGACCGCGACGGGGACACGTTCACGGTCTACACCGAAGCCGAGTCTGGATACCCGCAATTTCAAGCGCTCCCGTGGCACACAGTAGGCAGCCGAGACAACGGATCCCCACTGATGGAAGGGACTTACAAGGGACTCAAGTGCTACAACGGAGTTATTTTGTCAAATGGTCGGCCCGTTGCTTTTAATGTTTATGGAGAAGACCAAGCGGACAAGAAACTTGATCGTCAAATTTCTGCTAGGAGCGTTGACTTTCTTTTTGAGCCTCGTAGTCCTGACCAAGTGCGTGGTTTCCCGGCAATCACGCCCGCGCTCTTAGACATTCGCGATCTAACAACCGTCCAAGGCTATATGCGCGAAGCTTCCAAACTTTGCGCGTCTATTGGTTTGCTCGAACACAACGAGATGGGGATGGCTGATCCTAATGATCCTGCATTCCAACTGATGAACGTGGAAGCGCCTCGCACGCCAACGCAGCTTGTTGGGGAGGAACTATACGGAGGCTCAGTACGGTACTTTAGAGCAAATTCTGGCGCGAAGATGGAGCAACTTGAGCAAGTTCAGCCTACCGACGCGCAGGAAAGGCTGATGGACAGGCTGATGCGCAATGCACTCCATGGATGCGGGATGCCTTACGAGTTTTTCTGGGATCCAACAAAACTCGGCGGCGCAGCAGTGCGGCAAGTCGTCTCGAAGGTGAATCGCAGCGTTTCGGATCGGCAACAACTTTTGCGTGGCGTGGCTCGGCGTCGAATCGGCTACGCGGTTTCAAAAGCAATCAAACTCGGGCTCATCGAGCCGTATCCGGGAAGTGATTTAGGTGGATCGCTCAAGTGGGAGTTTTTATACCCTCCAACGATCACCGTGGACTCCGGTTACGCCAATGCAGACGCTCGGGAAGCGTACAAGCTTGGGATGCGCACACTTACGGACATCTTAGCTGAGTCTGGTCGCACTGTTGAACAGATGCTTAACGAGCGAGAGCAGGAGGAGCTGCAAATCCGTGAACGGATGCAGCGCAGTGGGCTTCCGGAGTCTTCGTTCCGAATCCTTACGCCAAACGGCAATCCACCAGATCAACCACAAGCGCCTTTAGAATGAGACTTCCACGCCTTTACCAAAAAATCTACGCAGAGCCTTGGTTCATAACTCCGAGCGGCTATCGCGCCGTTAAATCCGTTTTTGAATCGAAGTTGATGCGGATGAACGGCTACGGAGAAGACGACGGCGAAGGCGAAGGTATGATGGCGATGATGATGAACCCTCGTGAGTCGATGAGCATCGACGGCAATGGGATTGCCACAATCGAAGTCTGCGGCACGCTCGGAAAGGGGCTTTCCAAGATTGAAAAATGCTGTGGAGCTACTGACTACGACGACATCGAGGACGAAATCGAAGCAGCCATCGAGGCAAAGGTGCGCGGTATCTTCTTCGACATTGATTCACCCGGCGGACAGTGCACTGGGAACTCCGAGATTGCCGATTTGATCCAATCGCTCCGAGGCAAGATCCCTATGGTCGCTTGGACAGATGAGATGGCCTGCTCTGCCGCCTACAATATCGCAGCGAGTTGTGACTACATCTTCGCCTCGCAGTCTGCGACGGTCGGCAGCATCGGAACGATCGTTCCTTTCGTGGATGAAACTGGCGCGTGGGAGATGGAAGGCATGAAATTCGATCCGGTCACGAACGCGGAAGGCGACTTGAAAGGCGCAATGATGGGGCCTTCCATCGGCACAGCAGCGCAACGGGCTTGGCTCCAGCAATACGTTCAAGACGCATTTGAACAGTTCAAATCCAACGTGCTACGCAATCGCCGCGTGCCTGATGATGCAATGCGCGGACAAGCGTTCATGGCTCCTCGTGCTCTCGCCATGAATTTGATAGACGGCATATTGACAGAAGAGAGCGCGTACAATAAATTGGTGACGTTAGTTAGGTAGCATAGTTGTTTCATTGGACGAGAGGGCCACGGAGTAAATTCCGTGGCTCTCTTTTTTTGTCGTGTCAGTTGACACGCTGGCGCAAGGCATGGATTCACCCATGACCCTCACGAGCGCTTTGGAAGCTGTATCCGCAGCCAATGAGCGCATCGTCGCACTAGAGGCAGACTTGGTGGCAGCAAGCGCATTGATCGAACGCGCAGCGCAAATGGAAGCGCAGCTTGCTGACCTCGTCGCCAATAACTCAAAACTTTCCGAAGCGTTGCAATCCGCTGAGCAAGCGGCCCGCGTCCAAGAGATCCGCGTCACAGAGGCCATCGCCTCCGTTGGCGTTGCTCCCGTTGCAGTCGCTCCAGAGCCGCAAGACAAAGCCAAGTCTAAGGACGAGCTTTGGGCTCAATACAAATCTCTCTCGGTTTATGAACGCGCCGCGTTCTACCAATCTAATCGCGAGATCCTCCGCAGTTAACCCCTAAAAACCTAAGCACTTATGCCGAACACAATCGCGGGGGTAAACCTCGCAGAGATCGCAATGGAGAGCCTCCCAGCTCTGCAATCCGTATTTGCACCCCTCCAAGGGATTGCAACCGACTTCAGCGCAGACATCTCCGCTCGCGGAGAATCTGTGACAACCCGCTTCCCTTCCAATCCAACCGCTCAAGACTTGTCGGGCGGTTACACTGCGACTGGCGTGACCACGACCGCTCGCACTGTAAACCTCGACCAGTTTTATGGGTTCGTCTGGGGCTTCAACGATTTGGAGCGTTCCAAGTCGTCCATCATGCTCAACGACCTGTTTATCCAGCCCGCAGCAACGGCTCTGGGCCGCTACGTGTTTGAGCAACTCTGGGCAAACGTGGTGTCTGCCAACTTCACAGCGACTCCGATCGACCAGACTCCAGCGCAGTTCAACCGCGACACGCTTATCGATCTAAGCGCAGCGCTGACGAATGCCGGAGCGCCTTCCGAAGGACGTGCGATCATCACAAACCCAACTTATTTTGGGTCCATCCTCAAGACGCTGAACACCGCTGAGTTTCCTGGCTTCATTGCTCAAAAGGCTGATGGCACTGTTCCTCGCGTTGCAAAATTCGACGTTTACGAGAGCGACCGTGCACTCGACAACGGCCAGAACCTGCAAGCGTTCGCGTTCCATAAATCGGCGCTTATCATGGCGGCCCGTAGCGTTGACGCTACCGGCGCGACCCAAGTCGGCGTTGAAGTGGAAGACTTCGTGATTCCTGGACTGAACCTTCCGGTGCAGATGCGCCGCTGGTACGCTCCCGCAACTGGCCAACTCAACTACTCCCTCGGAGTGTTGTTCGGAACCAGCATCGGGCGCACTGAGTTTGGGATCCGCGTTGTAAATACGGACTAGTTTTTTCGCCCCGCACCTCAAGGCCCGCCGCCGCACTCTCTCGGCGGCGGGCTTTTTGCTTTATGGCTCAAGATTTTTTCCAAACAGCAAACACCGCCTTTGCTCGCTCGATCAATTTCATGGGCGAGCCGTTTATCTGGAACGGCGTAACGTATAAGGGCATTATCAACGCCGCAGATATTTCGGCGGATGGAGAGAGCGGGGGATTCCGAGATGGGCACGCAGTGAGCATCTATGTGCGCAAAAACGGGTTTCCTATTCCGAGCCTTGGGCAGAAAATGACGGTGCGAGGAACTGAGTTGCGAGTCATTTCGATGACCGCCGATTCGATTGCGTACACGCTGACACTGAATGACCTTGCGACATGATCGACTTAACGCTCACCTCTGAAATCGTTAGCCAACTTAAAGCGGAGTTCCCCGAATGCTACGTTGGTAGCCCGCTGGACATCACCACTATCGTGCTTCCGGCGATATTGCTTGAGATACGCAGCTCGGCGGTTGTGGGCTCACCGCTTCAGCTTGGCGAATTGTCGGTGATGTGCGAAAGCTCGGCTGACGACATTACGAAAGAAGCGCACGCGGCCCGCGTGGAGTCGGTGGATGCGTTTATGCGGGCAATCGCTGTTGATGCTGACGCTGTAAAACTTGCTGGCATCGTGGCAAAAGATTTTGAGAACCGCCCAACGGATCGGCACTGGGTGACTTCGCTAAGTTACATAATCGGATTTGAAAAACTTTAATGGCTAACCGTCCAGGATCAAACCGTTGGGCTCACTTTGACATCCGCGAGGCTCAAGAGCTTTTCACAAAGACGCTTGGAGCTTTCATTGGAGCGCAGCGCAAAGACAAAAAGCTGCTAATCGTAGAACAGTTCAAAGGCGTGGTCAGGAATATGTACGCGGTAACGCCGCCGATGGATGAGGCTGTTAAGTATCCAAAACCGGGGCAACGCAGCCGAGGGATTGTCATTGATTTTGGAAAGGGGAAGAGGGCTGGGAAAAGAACCATTCTTGCTGATTTGAAAAACGCAATGAAGGTCACTCGCAAAGGGAGTGACGATGCTAGTGGGTATCTCTCCTTTTATCTGAAAATGAGAAACGCAAGGAAACGGATGAAAGTTGCCTTGCATCGCAAGGTGACAAATCGCGTTTTTCAGTTCGTGAAAGAAAAAATCCTTGCTCGCCAAGGCTGGACGCCGAGCGGCTGGGGTGCCGCGGCTGCAAGGTTTGGGTTGCGGCCTCCGCAGTGGATTGCTCGGCATACTGGGCTTAAAGGCTCGATCACGATTTTTGAAAACGAAGATTACATAGAGTTTGAAGCAATAAACCCAACCAATCACAAGAATGCTTCAGAAGACTCTGAAGCGCGATTGAAAGCCTCAATCTTCCGGCAAGCTGAAGCGATGGAGCGATGGATGAAATGGAAGGCAGAAAAAGACCTTCAGAAGAAGCTCGGTTGACACTCTCACAAAGATCATGCCCACCTTCGGCGTTCCATCCACTTATGGCCTCACGGCTCCCGCGGGCTACGCGCAGGAAGCCTCTCAGGACAGTTCCATCGACGTCGCAACGCTAAAGGACACCACGGGGACGATCGTGGCGGCGCAGAAAAAGAAGCTTGTGACGATTACGACCACCGTGAAGTGCAAGGGCGAAACTGAGCTCGTCAGCGTTTACCTCGGCGCAATTGCTTCAACGAAAGTTGTTACATCGTCAAAGGTTTCAGAATCGAACGAAGACTTCCCAACTTCCGAAGTCACTTCCATCTCCTACGAATAAACGTCATGGCTGCATCTTTTGGCATCTCTCTCCTCTCTACTGGCGGTTCGATTTACGAAACAGTTGACGTAGACATGAAAGCCGACGTGAAGGTACTTATCGACACCGAGGGCGCTTTTTCAACGGCTCAGTCGATTGCGGCGATGTACACTTTCAGCGTCAAAGGCAAAGGCGTTCCAACTGTGACTCTCGGCGGATCATCTGGCGCACCTTCAAACGTAGCCGGAAAAGTGATTATCACTTCGGTGAAACTATCGCGCTCCAATGAAGATTGGGAGTCGTTTGAATACTCCGGCGAGGCTTACCCGTCGGCAAGCTGACGGAGGCTTAAATTTCTTTTTACTATGGCATTAAGAGTAGGTCAGAAAATTAGCTACGTGAGGGACAATCTCCCTCCTCTTCAAAGTCCGAACACGGACTTAATGATTGCTTGGGTGACTTCGGGAGGAAAGCAGGCCGCGAAGTCTTTTGAAGACGCCGTTGAGCAGACGCCAGACGGCCCAAAGCGCACAGTCACTTATTCGTTCGACGGTGATTCAAAGGTGGATTTCGTGGGTTTTGATTCTGGTATCGACTTCGAGGAGTTCCGGCGTCGGTGGCTTAGTGATGAGTGGATTTTTGCGAATGCGGATCATCCGATTGCGTACATGAAACTCCTGCTTAAAAACTCGCGCATCATTCGCGCATGGTTGCGAGAGCAGAAGCCAGCGGCCCTTATTAGGCGCGGGAATCGGCTCGCGTACATTCCGGCGGATTGTCCAGAAAATCGCAAAAAACGCATCCTCTCCGAATTATGAGCAGCACTTTCGAGGTGGAAAAAGATGTATGCGGCTTGAGATTGCGCCCATTCACGATTGGCACGATGCAGGCTTGCAAAGCGCTTGGGCTCTCGCTTTTCACAGACCCCGAGGCTGTAAAGTCTCTCACTCAAGACGAGGCCAACAGGCAAGTGGTTGCGCTTGGTTGGATTCAGTCGGCGGATCGACGCGAAGTGGTTGAATCAATCGCAGATGGCACTGCGGAGAAAAAGATTTCGTTATTTGCTTGGGACATCACACTCGAAGGCGTCGAAGCTCTTGTCGCTGAAGTCATGCGAATCTCTGGCATGGTGCAAAAGGCATCTGTCGAAGTGATTCAAAAGCCGAGTTCGTCTAGCTCAAAAGATAATCCGCCCCCAAACTAATCGCGCCAAGCTGGGCTCCCTCGATGGTGTTCAGCTTGGCAAAAGATACCGGATGGTCTGAATCGTTTATTCTATGGGAACTTCCTCTTGTTCGCGCTCTCGAATACCAGCACGCCATCCTCTGGGGCAATGGAGCGTGGACAGTTCCGGCAGAGGAGCGGCTGGAGGATCAGATTGCATTGTTGCAAAAGCTCACAGCTAATGACGTTGACGACGATTCTTTAGACGTATGATCACCGCAGCCTTAGGCCTCAACATTAGCGACTTCACAAGCAAGCTCAATCAAGCGGGCTCGAAGTTAAGAGAGTTCTCCACGGCGAGCGCTGGAGGCTTTGGCAAGGTATCTATAGCCTTCGGGGCTGTTGCGGCTGCTGTTGGGGCTGCTGGGGCTGTTGTCGGCGGCGCAGCGATGGGAATGTGGAAGGCCATGAGTGAAGGTGGAGCGCTTGTAGATTTAAGCGAGCAGACGGGAGTGGGCATTGAGAAGCTAATGCAGCTGAAGATTGCCTTCGAGCAGGCCGGGATGTCTGCGGATGATTTGCAGCCAGTGATCAACAAGTTGCAAAAGTCTATCGTCGGAGCGGCAAGCGGCTCTGGGCCAGCGGCTGCGGCGTTGCAGGAGCTTGGGCTATCCGCGCAGGAACTTGGTACGATGGATGCCGAGGCGCAGCTGTCTGCGGTTGGGGATGCCATCCAGAAGATTGAAAATCCAACGCAGAAGGCAGCGGTGGCGATGGAACTTTTCGGGAAGAGTGGCGGCAAGATGCTTTCGCTATTTGCTAGTGGCGGACTTGACGCAGCGGCTGAAGCTTTAGGGCAGCAGGGGAAGATCATGGCGGCAAATGCTGGTGTATTCGATAAAGTCACAGACACGCTTGGAACTGCGGCAATTAAATTGCAGGGATTCTTTGTCGGAATGGCTTCAGCGATTGCTCCAGAGCTTTTGAGAGCGGTGGAGGAATTTAATAAGATCGACCTGTCACAAATTGGCGTGCAGATTGGAGAAGCCGTCGCGGTGCTGTTGAACGCATTCAACACAGGACAACTTGGTGAACTTGTGAGCCTGTCTTTGCTTTACGGATTTGGCGTTGCTGTAAACGGGCTTTACGACCTAATGGACAAAGCCTTGACGGCTGTTGTTGCAACACTTTGGGAGGGCTTTGCGTTGATTGTTTCTCCGACATATTGGGCCGGAGTTGGGGTTACGCTTTTCGGCATTGCTCAACAGTTTGGGGCGCTTTTAACAGACGCAGCCGCGAGCATGGTGCGGATGATTGGAGACTTGCTGGCAAAGATTCCGGGAGTCGGCAAGAGTTTGAAAGCAACAGCTGACGCAACTGCTGCGGGTTTAGATAAAATGGGCGAAGGATTCACGGCGCGAGGTGAAGCAAATGTTGCATCTGGTCAGCAAATGCGAGAGGCAAGAGCGGGCGAGATAGGTGCTAACATCGCGCAGGCAGTGGAGTACGCAGGAAACAATCGCGTGGTGGACACTGCGGCTTTTGGTTCGGAACTCGCTGCAAAGACAGATGAGCTTTTAGCGCAGACTCGCAAGGTTGGAGAAGAGGCGAGAGCAGCCAATCCCGCTGGAAAAACAGGAATGCCAAATGGTGGGTTTGAGGGGCTGACAACCTCACAGGCAAAGATTCCGCAAATTGCAATGGCATCTCTTGCGCTGTCTGGTGGCGCTGCTGGCGGCGCTGGCTACGGCTCAGGCTCGCAAGTGGTGGATGCGCAGCGCCAAACAAACACGCTGCTGAGCGACATTCGCGGCTATATGGCGCAGATGGCAGGAGCGAACAATGCAACCAACGCCGCAAGCGAATACGGCTACGTTTTAGCATAATTTATGGCAATCGAAGAATCTGTTGAAATTGCTCGCGATCCAAGTGGGCTAGTGACGCGAACAGTCACCCTCAAATCGTTTTCAGACGAGACTCCGGCGGCTGAGTGTCGGGCGTACTCAAAGAGCCATGCGGACGGCGTTTTTACCATAAAAGAGGAGTATTACGACGACACTTCAATCGTAGTTTACAACGGCGACGTGAGTTGTTCCACCGAGCCGATTGAATCGCATCCGCATTTTGCAGACCTGACGACAAAACAGCGTAGGGATTGGGCGCTTTGGAAACAAAACCCAAACGACCCGCTGCTCAATGGGTGGGATCCTGAGACGGATACAGACCTACTGATTTCGACGCTTTATTCGTGGTTCATTGGCAGGAATGTCCAAACGTATTTTGCGCCAAGATGCGTGATTAAAGTTTCCACGATCGAGAACACGTTTCCAAGCGTTGCAGGAATTGGACAGATTTCAGCGCCCGGTGGTGGTAACGATTGGCCCGGCAACTTTCTTCTAACTGGCGTTTCGTTGCAGCAAGAAGGCACAAAATTTCGCGTTACCAGAGAGTTCTTAGGCAGTGTTGCTGGGTCTGTCTGGGACGCTGAAGTTTACACGAACCCATAATGGACATTCCAGACTTCAAGGCCGGAATGCGGCTGATGGCCTCACAGCTCAACAGGCTCGCAGATCAAGTGCGGGCGAGCCGCGTGATTAGCTTTGTAGGCGGTACTGTTAACCAAGGGCCGGGAGGTATTTCCCTTGTCGCAAATCCGTTTCCACCTCGTGGTGCAGGTTCAACGGTTCAGCTTAACTTTCCATTTCAGGTTCTCGGCGTTGCTCCAGAGGGCGAAGAGACGGCTCCAAAGCTCAAGATTTATGAGGAGAGCAGACTACTGGAAGATCCGCGTGGAGAACTGGCTGTCTTTGACGCAGGAAGCTTCGAGCCATTTGATTTCCCAGAGTTAAATTCCGTGATCTTCATCGAAATTGAATTTGATGAGGACATGAAGCCTCTGCATTACAAATTCAAAGATACAATCTCAGCCTCTGGGTATTGGTCGAGTTATCCAGATCCAGTGGAGCGGGACAACACAGCAACGGGAGTTAATTACAAGCGGCAAAAATACCTAAACATCGCACTTGCGGAAGTTGTGCTTCCAAATGACACCCGAGACGGAACGATCTACGATGTCGACGGTGACTCTCGAAAGGTTGTCCAGCTTGTCTCAACCGATCTGTGTATGCAGTGGACTGTCCTTGCCGGAATGTCTGCTAGAATAGCAGTCCCTTGGGTGGGAGCGTCTATGTTGCTTCCTCCATAGTATGCCAAATGGTGTTCCAGATGGATCTGTTCAAGAGCCGATCTACGCAGACAATGAGTTGAGCGCTGAGATTCTTTGCGTTCCGACCGAAGAGCCGACAGATCCGGCGTTTACAAAACACGATGGATGGCCGCTGAAAAAAGGGTGGTACTACCAAGACACGCCAATCTTGGATGATTTAGTGGTTAAGATTTTGAATGGAACGGAACCCTATTCGGCTTGGAACAAGTCAGAGGCAGAGTTTTATCGGCGCAGCATTCCGAGGTGGAGCTACTATTTTCCAATAAAAGTAAAGCGCAGGCACGCAACCCAACTCCTCTACAACTCCGAATCATACACGGTTCGTCGGAAGGTTACCTACGCAAGTCAGTTCAATTCGTATATGGAGCCATTTGTTGGATTTGTTGAGCCAGTCAGCAATGATCAATACGTAAAGCGTTTTTCAGGGTTAATGGATGACTCAAGTGACCCGTGCGAGACAACACACACATTCCACCCAGCTATTACAACCAATGCTCAATCTGAGCTTTCCGACAAATCCGCCAAGATTCCATTGCAGCAACGGTGGGCGCGGCTAGTGCCATACACACTTACAGGTAACAATAGCGGCATCGATATTGATGCAAGGATTGCCGAACTTTTCCCTTATCCTCCAGAGGATCCGCCACCTACTCCTGCGGATGTTGAGCGCGTAACAAAGTTGAGAGAGTACGCCCGCCATGTTTGCGCTCGGCTTGAATTAGACGTGGATACACGGCTCTTTGACGACATGGCTTACAAAGGCTCTGAAGTGCTGGACTGGCGGTATCAGCCGAACATCGCGTGGCAGACGAACAACGATGCGTGTATGCCAAAAAGTGAAAGCCGTACACCGTTCAATTCGTTTGGGGACTTAGTGTTTCTCGGCTATCAACTAGACGAGGATCATCCCGCCGATTTGTGGATGCAGGCGCGAATCACTTTCCCGACTCAAGTTACCCAGAACAGGACGCTGATTGATTTAGGATTCCCGTCGTTTATGACTGGGCAGTACAATCCAAACAACGGCACCATTCAACAAGATCCCTACAAACGGGTGGCTGGAACTTTTGAGTTCATCGCTGTTTCTCAAAACAGTCACATCCCTGGGGATTTCTCGTACCTTCCAGATTTTGATGGGCGCAAATACAATGCAGATGATGGATATTTTACGCCATCAAGTGAGATTGAAAGCACATTTGTATTAGGATTAAATTCAGCAAATTACCCATGCGCTGGGCTTTCTTTAGAGCAAGCTATCCGTGAGGTGCCAAAGTACATATACCTTACGAGCCGTTTTCAGCGGATGAATGGCACAACGCCGCAGACGATTGTCTGGTCTGCTAAGTACAAGTGTCTTTACAATTCCAACGGGTTCCCCACGGAATACGTCTTTGAAGAGCCTCCAGTGGTGACGCTGAATGATGCAGAAACCATTGAAGCGCTTGGACAATTTAGGCAGTGGCTAGACCACTTTTACCTTTCGGTCGAGCGCTACAAACAAGTCGGCAAGTGGATATTGCTCGACCATCCGCAGACAGGTTTTTACGGGCCACAACAACGCAACGTGTGTTGCGAGGTTCCGATCTATGCTCACTCGGAGTTGCTCAAGCAATTTGATGTTGAAATTGAAATGAACCCGTGGGGCTGGGCTAAAACGCACTAGTTGACACCTAGCGCTCCTCTGTGACATCCGCACTCTATAGCCTCACTGTCGAGATTGGGGCTGACTTCGTGCAGTCATTTCGCCTTCGCAATGGGCAGGTGCGGAACTTTGTACCGCTTGAAGACTGGATCTTCAAAGCGCAAATTCGCTTGGCTCCCAATGGTGCGGTGATTGCCGATTTCGACACGGCGCTGGGTGACGACGGGATCACGCTCACGCTTTCCATCCCTTGGGATGTCACCTCCGAGTTATCGCCTCAGACAGCAGCGCACTGGGATCTGCTCGCCATTCGCCCAGACGGCATTCGCGCTCGACTTTTAGAGGGCCGCGTTTCAATCACCGACCGGATTACGATCTATGCTTGAAACTTGTTACACGCCTGAGGTTATCGAGGTGCTCCTTGGCGCTCAGGGAATCCAAGGCCCGCAAGGCCCACAGGGAGAGCCTGGGCAGGCAGGAGGCATTACGGAAGTCAACGGTTACACCGGCCCTGTTGTTGCATTAACCGCAACGGATGTGGGCGCGATCAGTGGAACAAATGCAGTATTGACGGGGACTTGTACTCTGAACGGGAACCCGATCTTAACCAACAACGAACAAATACTCGGAGGAACTTATTAGTCATGGCCAACCCCATTATTCCAAAATTCAACAGCAATTTACTCAGCACTGCCGCGCCACCAGCATTGGCGTTGGTCACTGGTGAAATTGCATCAAACATTACAAGCGGTAACCTTTACCTACGCAAAGCGAATGGCGACGTTGTGGACGTTGTTCCAGTCAAATCCGTGAATGGCGGGACTGGAGACATCTCCATCACCACGGCATCCATCGGGGCGCTAGGAACTCAGCAGCTAGGCGCAGCAAACGGCGTGGCGTCGCTTAATGGTGCTGGCAAGCTGGTTTCGAGTCAGTTGCCGACCATTTCGACTGCCGACGTGAATTTCCTCACCACGGCTGCAATCGCGGGACTTGTCCCTCAACTTGATGGAGGTGGCAAAATCTCGCTCGATCAGATTCCAGCGTCTATCATCGGCGGACTAACCTTCAAGGGATCTTGGGATGCTTCGACAAATGATCCCGCACTTGCGTCTGGCGTAGGCACCAAAGGGTGGTATTACGTCGTTTCGGTCGCAGGGAATACCAACCTCGATGGTCATACCGACTGGCTAACAGGCGACTTGGTTGTGTTCGATGGCTCGACCTGGGATAAGATTCCAGGATCTGACGCCTACGTAATTTCGGTCAACAACATCAGTCCCATCTCTGGCAATGTAACGCTTACGGCTGCAAATATTGGGGCGCTTGGCACTCAGCAAGTGTCCATTGTTGCTGGTGAGGGGTTAATTCCAATTTCGGCCTCTGAGGTCGGGCCTTATAATGGTAAAATTGACCCAAGCTGGTTCCCGTATGCAACAACCGCAAGCGTAGGGGCTATTATCGTAGGGGATAACCTTACAATTTCATCTGGGGTATTAAGCGCAATCCAAGGAACGTATACGCTCCCAGCAGCCACGACTGCTCAACTTGGTGGCATTATTGCAGGCAGCGGGCTTTCCGTGACGCTTGGCGGTGATTTGTCCGTGATTCCGGCAACGACCGCTCAACTGGGCGGCGTGATTGCTGGTAACGGCCTGTCTATTGACGGCTCTGGATTGCTGACTGTAGACAATACTGTGGCAATTACCACCAGCACATCCCCGACCGTATTTAACGGCGGCACGTACTAATCTGAAACATCCATGAGCAACCCCATTATCCCTCGCACTAACTCCGCTCCAGGAGCAGGTGCCCCATCGTCACTTTACCTCGGAGAGATTGCCACCAATCGCTCTGCGAATGAGGTGTACATGGGATCGGATACTGGGGTTGTTTTGGTCGGTGAAAAAGTTACATCCATTGCCAGAGGAGGTACGGCGTCCACGAGTGCGGCAGACGCATTGACAGCGCTTGGAGCGGCTCCACTTGTTTCTCCAGCGTTTAGTGGGACACCAACAGTACCAACTGCGAGCGTAGGAACCAATACGACGCAAGCGGCATCTACGGCATTTGTGCAGGCAAATCGCGGCGACCGTTATCTCACAACGTCCACAACAACGTGGACGCTTGGTAATGGAACGCAAGCATTCACGGTTGATGCAGGACTAAGTTACACGCCGACGCAGGATGTCACAGTTGTTTACGACTCTTCAAAGCACGCGCACGGGTCGGTGGTGTCCTATTCTGGTACGACATTGACGGTTGATTTCACCCAGCATACAGGCTCAGGCACGTATTCGCAGTGGACGCTGAACGTCGGCGGATTAAGCATTCAAGAGGGCGCTTTGTTGCAGGCAAACAACCTGTCTGACGTTGCAAATGCGGCAACTGCTTTGACAAATTTGGGTGGCAGGTTTGAAACCTCAGTAGTGCCTGTGCTTTATGGCGGCACCGGAACAACAAACGCGCAGAGTGCGCTGAACACTCTCGCGGGCGCAGTTACTCAAAACCAAGTGCTGGCTGGGGATGGGACGAACGTAACACTGCGGACTCTTACGGCGGCAGACGTTCCAAGTGCAGCTCAGATTGGGGCGCTTACGACGGCGCAAATTATTGGGATCTCAAAAGGCGGCACAGGCGCAACGTCTGCTGTTGGTGCGTTAACGGCTCTAGGCGCTCAGGCAGCTTTAACATCGGCTGCTCCGTTGGCTATCTCGCAAGGTGGAACAGGGGCAATAAGTACCCAAGCTGCCATTTCAAATCTGGGTATTGGGATGCGGATGGTCGAGGCACAAACCACCGCGAACATTGTTGGTACAATGAACACTGGCGTGTCTCCAAACACGTTTACTGTGACGGCCACAGGGGTGTTTGCAACAGATGGTTACACTCCAGTACTGGGCGACATCATTGCGTTTGCACTGCAAACCGCAACAACGCAAAATGGGTTTTGGGAAGTCACAACTGTTGGAGCAGTTGGTGTATCTGCCGTATTTACT